TTAGATCTCCTGCCATCGGACGAAGGTAGCGAGCTCGCCCTTCTCTCCGAATTCGGTGTCGTCTGCCAGCACGAGCTGATGAGTGACCAGCTTGGTGCTCTTGCTGGGTGATGTAGGTGTTATGACTGTGCTGTCAAACAGCAGAGGGTTTGTCGTGCCGTAAAGATCTGCATCAGCGCAGGCTATGACCTCATCCTTGTAGTAGCCATGGCCATGAGTAGCGTCTTTGATATCGTATCCATAGCTTCCTGCCACGCCCGTCGGTGCTACGTAGTTCGCCACCGGACAGCCGGCGTCGATGCCGTTGTCCTTCAGAGCCACCTGGACCCGGCCGCTGTGCAGCTTCCAATCACTCTTGATAGTCTGTGTCGTGCCCCATCTCCAGTTGGAGAGCTGGCTGTATATTCCACTGATTATCTCTGCGCCGGTGTACATCCAGCAGGACCTGTAAGTCTCGCCCGTCGGAGGAACGTTGCAGGGATATGCAAGCCCAGGGTCTCTCTGGCTAGGGATGGCTGTGTTGTACCTCTGGATCGTCAGGGGTGTCTTGGTCCCCGGAGCGATTCCATAGTATCCTACAATCTGAACAGTTGCTGCCATAAATTAATCACCTCAAATGCTAAAAACTTTCAATGATCTTGTCTGCGAGAGCCTCTTCCAGCTCGTCGAGATACTCCTCTCCAGGCCCATCGGCCACCGGCCCAAACACCGGCCGGGGAGGGATCCGCTTGGTGCCATGCTCATTCCAAAAAACGTATTCTCCGATTTTAGGATCGAAAACACCGACCTCTGCTTCGGTCGGTGTGACCCGGACCTCGATGCTTTCCCGGTAGGCCCAGGTGTCCCGGAGGGTCAGGTCGTGCCCCTTTTTCATGATAGTTGCCGGAGCATTGGGTGGCGGCACGCCCGAGTCGATCCTGGCCTCCAGGGCCGCTTTGTACTTCTTTGCCGTGAGCTCCAGCTCAGGCGAGAAATCGGGTTCCAAAAATGATCACCAAGTAAGGCCTATGAGCTGTGCTCGTGCGCTTGCTGCAATAGATACTTTCAGTCCTACCTTCAGTCTCATGGGCACCAGTAAAGTTGATTGAGGAACATGACTGGCGGATTGTAGCGTTGCGGTTATCGCATGATAATGGATTTTGGGTACGTTATTATTATAAGGTGCCCCGTTTCCAGTCCCCGTAGATGAAGTGTACGAACCAGAATTGCCTGATATGGATTGGGTGTGTGTATCTGATCCGCTCAAAGTCGGATCAGAATCTCCTGGCATGAGGTTCGCATCTTTCCAGCCGGTCAGGATCTCCCAGTTGGATCCTGGTGACCCATCACAAAAGACCACAGAGCCCGCCTGGGCGTTGAGAGTCAGAGCCAGTGCCTCGTAAAGTCTGGTCACTAATTGTCTGGGTGGCGTGTATACAGAGTCAGAGATTAAACTTAGTGAATGGGTGTGGCTGGCTTTTATCCCCATAAGGTCGGTGCCGCCGGCCGTCCAGTCATAATCACCACTACCCCAAGAACCAGTAGTGCCTTGGCAAGTATGATTTTTGGTGTTTGTGTTTCCACCAGTTGCTCCCGGGGTTGTGTTCATGATGAATTTGCCATCGGCCGCCGTGAAGCGAGCTAAAGTGGTATCGGTGGTCAGCGCCTGATAGCTCATGATCACGGCCCCATCTGGGAATCGACATTCATTGGCTTCCCAAGCGACTAGATCCATGTAAATGATGTCCAGACCATAAAAAGGGGGATCGTTGTTGTTAGACGAAATTGTCCAGCTAGGTTGAGCATGCGTATGGACCGCAAATCCATTTGAATAGTCCGACCCTTGCACCGGATTATTACCAGTGCCGCATGTAAAGCTAGACATCGACCCATGGTTATGCGTGGCCGCACCGACCTGGGATAGATGATTGCCCGGTGTGTCGGTGAACCTCACGTATCGGCCCTGCCTTGTTAAGCGGGTCCAGGGTGAAGGTGGATCGGAGGTCTCTTTCCAAAAAACGTAGATATTCGTTGTCATTCACGTTGCCTCTAGAGACAGGGAGCAGACAATCAGCCATGCATTGGTAATTCCTGAAGTCTCTATCCTCAGAATATCGCCCGCGCTGACGGCAATGCTCAGGCCCGTCTCTTGATAATAAGTGTTGGAGGCGATGGCGAAAGTATCCACTGCACTACCGTGTGCCGCCCCCAGAGCGTGCTTGTATAGAGTGCAGGTGATGGAACATGAATCAAGCAAAACTTCCCATACTCTAGCAGCCACGATCTTGGAATTGATCGGTATCCGGATTTCACATGCTCCGTCCGTCAGGATCGCGTTGCCATCACCGAACGAGAATTCAACATCGAAGGTGCGTGTCGTCCAGGCCGGATCATTTGCCCCCTGGATGATAGTCTGCCCTGCAGCGCCCTTCGGAAGCCTGGCAGGACCGGTGGCGTCCCGGACCAGGATGTCTCCCCGGGTCGTCAGGACTGTCTGGAGGATGTAATAAGCATCTAAGTAGGTCTTCAGAGCGGCCTTGAGGTTTGACCAGGTCAGCTTCTTCAGGATCCAAGATGCTGCGCTGTCAACCAGAGCCAGCTCATCGGAGTCTGCAGGGGTCGTCTTTGACGTGGCTGCATGAATACTGGCAGTCGTGACATCTGCTCCGACCTGGGCGGCCGTGGTGCCGTGCGGGTTCGCTGTGCTGGCCAGGTGGCTGTCTATGGCTGCATGAGAATTGGTTCCTGCGTTTGATAGGGCCGTATGATCGATCTGTCCCCCATCTCCTCCACTGTGGTCGTGGCCGTCTCCGTTCGTGACGCCCTTGGCCGACGGGGCGAGCGTGCCTGCCATGGTGCGGACTGCTTTTTCTGAGGGGACTTTTTGGTCCGATCCCGGGTTGCCCACCGAGGTCACAATGTCAGAAGTGTTGATCTTGGTGGCGGAAAGTGTCCGGACGGCCTTCTCCGAAGCAGATAACGAATCAGATCCAGGGTCAGCCACGGAGGTCGAGAGATCCCCCACGCCAACCGCAAACATCCAGATATATCCTGTGGATATGCTGGTAGCCGCAGCCGGTACCCAGATAACCCCGAGAATCACGCCAAGAGGAATTCCCTCTGGAGGTGTTGGCGAGGTGTAGCTTTTCCATTCGCCCAGGCTCTTGGGATCCTCGATAGCGTTGGGCGTGCCCGTGGCCACCTGCGGCGTGCCCGAAGTATCTCTATATATGATGTCCATCCTGGGCATGTATCCATTGGCCGTCTGCAGGCTGACGTTCGCCTGGGTCACATCCATCGGGGCTCCATTGACCCGGATTCGGCCGGCCTCGACGGTGACTGCCATGCTGGCTGGATCCGTAGGAATGACACGGTTGCCATTCACGACCCCGGTTCCCCGGGCAGCCCGTGATAGAGCCTCGGTATGGGTTGGAAGGATACATTGATTCTTCTGCGGGGATAAGAACGAGACGTCGGCCATGCTATTTACCCTCAAAAATATTTGCTTTTGTAATTCGAATTAGGCTCTATAATATTGTTAATATATTTACTGGGGCCAGTATTTGAAATACCAGTTAAAAATAAGCTGAAGTAGGCAGAGCATGGCCCACCTCAGCTTGTGGTGTTGAGCACGGATATGATCTTCTTGCCGCGTGCATAGTAGTTGTATTTGCTGTTGTTTCTTGGCATCACGAAGATGGAATCCGGCACGGATTCATCCGAGATTATATCCTTGTTTAGATCTTCACAAGATCCTAACCACGATTCGGGTGTCACTATCGGGGTGGTCACGTTCAAGTGATTCCAGATAGTCCAGTTGCCCGATCTCTGAACAATCACATCGGTTGCAGGCCGTCCCGTCTTTTCATCCATGATAACAGCCTGTGCTATGTAGCTCAGGTTCTTACCATTGAACCGATAGTCAAGATCATAAGACAGAGCTCCATCCGCTCCGACCGTGAGCTTTCCGGCTGTCTCGGCCACGAATTCTCCTACAATTCCGTTAATCATCAATCGTTCGGTAGCGGCTTTGTTCTTCTGCCAGAATTGGAACATGGTCTTGCGAGTTCCACCAGCTTTATCGATTGACATTTCAGCGTCAAGGTTACTTGTCGAGTCCGAGTACGGATCTCCCTTGGTCTGCGTATAACTGTATCTCTCGTCTACACCTTCGCTCTTGTAAGCTCCCATTCTCACACTTTGACTCGTCGAGTGAAGATCAAAGTCAGAGGTTCCAGAACCCAGGCTAGTTCCCTCCATGATGACGTTTGCACCACTAGGGACTGATGTGCAGCAGACCAATATGAGCAGAGCGCAAACACCCGCCAAACCAATAGCAAATGCAATGAAACTGATTTGAAAGGCATCTTTAGGCGAAAGCCTCACGGCCTTACCTCCAGAGATGGAAAGGCGATTTAAGACCTTCAGCTATTCCACATACCTCTTGGCCAGCTCGTATGATGACGCGCCCTTTCTCGCGCTCGGTCTTGTATTCCTCGACACTCATTTTCATGATCCTGGCCCGCTCCTCATCGTCTCCCTCGATGTTGCATTTGACATCCTGCATCATAGTTCCTATTTCTAAGAGCCTGGGGCTGTACTCAGCTTGATGCTTCCAACCGATGATAGAGAAATATGCACCAATGGCACACGCAGCTCCCACTACAAACAATAGGAACGCGTAGATGTAACTAAGATCCTGCATTTGGAAACCTCACTTGCTTTCCGTTGTCACTTCAGCGGTAACATTAGCAACAGGAGAAGTCGGGGCTAGTGGATTGAGTGTTTCAGCTAGACTAGATTTAGTATCCATGATCTCTTCTATATCCGGACCCAAAGTCTTCCATTGATCCCAGATATTGCCTGCTATCACTGCTAATGTCTTGCCTGTCTCCACGTTGCAGAACTGCCCTGAGTTCGCACGATCAAAGATGTAAGCAAGTCCGTCAGATACGTCTTTTGTGACACCTAACAGAGCTTGCCTTCCATCTTCATAAGCGGCAATCTTCTTTTGGTTCTGGGACTCTCTGACAACTAAGCCGATCAGGCTTAGGACCGTGGTCAGAATCGCAAATACAGTCTCGTAATCCATGATCAGTTCACCACCTTTTGAGAAGTCTCAGGTCCGTTCGAGATCTTCCAGGGCATTGGCAACATCTCTGAGGGAGTTAGGAATTCTTGGGCCTCATACTGTGCCGCTGGATCGTACCCGCCATTGCTCCCCAGACGTAGAGTCGACTTGTTTCCATACGGCTTTCCAATTTCTGGATTCGACTCCAGGAAAGCGGTTTGTGATGTGGTCAGGCTATTACTTGCAGTGTCCAGGCCGATATTCCCGGATTTCAGGTCCATCCGCTCGGATTCATTCAGCCCAGACAGGTTCACGACTGCTCCAGCCATGCCGATCATGGCAATGGAGAAAATAACCAAAATTGTAAGTTGTTTCATCATTTCAGGCATCTCCTCTATTATTTGGCTACGTTCCGGCTACCGTCATCAGTTGCCCATTTGCATCGCATTTGACCGGCACGAGCGTGCCCCCTGCAGCCGTGGCGTAAAGCACGATCTTCAACTCCCCGCCGTTGCCGCATTCCAGTGCCTTCTGTTTACCGTTACTTTTCTTTCCAAATATCTCGACCATAAGTTACCTCCAAGAAAAGAAATGAAATAATAGGATTATGCACAGTTGTAGACTCGGAAGGGCTGGGTGTTGCCGTATTCCAGATCTACTGCAGAGGAGACGTTCTTGACGTAGATGTCAATCGTCTTTCCCTGGTGAGGATCAGGATACCGGATCAGGTCTCCGATGGCCGGCACGGCCTCAGTGTAAATGTCGTAGTTGGTCTGCATATAGCCCGAGCCGCTGGGATCCTTCAGAACATGGGTCTTCGGGAAGCAGATTATCTCAATCGCCGTTAGCGTCTCTTTCTCGAGAGGAGCCCCTCCCACGGAGATGCATTCGACCAGGATATTGCAGTCCAGGCCTGTTGCCGTGATCGTGGGCAGGGCCGTGAGCTCCTGGCTGTTTGTCAGCCTGGTGGCCCGGGTGAACACCAGCTCCTCGGAGTTGACAAATACGCTGCCAGTTACGTCTTCATGTGCCGGAGAAGTCCCTGCAGCCGGCACGGCCGATATAGTGATAGCCACCCGGAAAGGTATAGTCGGAACCGGTCCGACCGGGATGACGGGCTGGAGGCCATCGAAGAGCACCCAGTTGCCGAGCCCCACTATCCAGGCATTGCTGACGCCCGTCTTGAACTCTTTGAAGTAAAACGGATCCATCTGTATATCCTAGTCCCCGGCCGGCGGCGAGAACCTCAGCCGGTTAAATTCTATGAGTTGTGACCTGTCAGCCATCATATAGGCAAAGGGCTGGTTTTCGCCAGCTTTTACCAGGCGCTTGAATTCGTTCCTGAATATCCTTGGCAGGCTCGCTTGTTCTAGCGGTGAGAGCCTGCGTGGTTGTGTTTCCATCTAAATTCCTCCAGGATAATATCCGTGATTGTCGTGCTGGCCCATCCAGAAGTTCCGCTTACCTGGCTGGGCAGATGTTGTCCTGGGTGTCAGGCTGGGGCTCAGGGCCAGGGCCCTCAGGGCTGCAGCCTTCTTTCTCCATCCTTCGGCTTTCTGTGATAGCGAGACGGACGAGCCGTCCATTGATTTGTCTGCCAGGCCTGCGTAGGTGCCGGCTATGGTCTCGGCACAGAAGGCTGCAGCCAGAAGGATGTTGTCATTAGCCCGGTCCAGGTTGTACTCGATCTCTGCATCGGTAATCAGATCCAGACTGGCAGCCCGGCCCAACTCCAGCCGCACTGCATCGACCGGGACGTTGGCAGGGTCGCCGGTGTAGGTAGAATCTTCAGCCATAATTCCTCGTTTATTATCATTATCAGAAAAAAAATATCGGCCAGACGAATCTGGCTTAGTTAGGTCCAGGTTCCGGCGGAGGCTACGATAAACCAACCTGTGCCGTTGCAGGTTACCTTCAGCATGCTGTAGATGTCGCTGTTGGTCTTGGTGGCTGCACCGTTGATGGTCTCGGCACCTTCACCGTCAAGGACCACGTTGTATGTTCCCGGGTCTTCGACTATGATCACGGTGATCGTTCTGCCTGCATTATCTGCTGCTGTAGGTAGGACAATCGTTGAATGCGCCAAAATGGCGCCGATGAAGATCAGGTCCGGATCCGTGTCGGTGATCGTATAGCCGGCAGTCTTTGTCAGGCTGCGCTCGATTGTGGCGCCCTTAGTGACCTTCTTGCCTGCTGTAACGGTGACATTGCCATGAAGCGTGTTTGCGCCCGATGGTGAGTCGAACGTGCCAGTGGACAGGGCGTAGTCGAGGTTATCTTCACCCGCATTGGCTATGATGTCGTATCCCGCACCCACATTCAGATCGTGCGAGAGCACGTTCGAGGGAGTGTTAGCATCCGGTGATAGTACAGCGCACTTCAGGGTGCCTGTGACTTCGCCGTCCCCAATCTCGACTTTATCGAACTTTGTCTTTCCGAAGAATCGCTCAAGCGGTATTGCTGCCATCTTTCGCAACCTCCCTCACAAGCTCTTCCGGCATTTCGACCACATTACCTGCATTTAGCAGGACGCCAAGAGACCTGATTTTTAGAGCCTCCCGGGGCTTGAGAATTTCGCCCCGCCGGAATTTGCGCGGTGCTTTTAGGACTTCGTCGTATGTTTCGAAGCCCCGTTCAACACGGTAGACTTTTGTCATCGTTGCCTCATGCTATGGCATTCAAGAGGAATGCGCCTGCGTAGGGCTCCATCACAACAGGAGTGAAGCACTGGAAGCCCTGATAGTACTCTGCATGAGTCAACAGATCCGGGACGGTTACAAGGGCCGTGTCGAATCCTCCTAATGGCTCGTTAAAGCTGACATTCATAGCGGCGAATGTCTTGTACATGCCCGGAGTGTCCACGTAGCCGTACCACATGGACTTCCCAAAAATCCAATCAAGGTCTACGGTAGCACCTGGTTGAGCTTTGTTGTACATCGCCCCGGCTACTATAATCTCATTGACGTCGAGTGCATCGGCAAGCATCTTCTCATTGAGCTTGGTCGGGACTTTTTCTGCGCCCTGTGGATTTCTGTAGAGCGAGATGAGGGTGGGATTGAGACGCAGAGACTCGTAGACCTGCTCACCCATGAGTAGAGTGTTAGGCTTGACACCGATCTTTTGTTTGATTGCCAGGGTCAGGTCCTTGAACAAGTTTAGTGGGTCGCTGTCGGAATCGTTGAATCTGCGGAACGTCTCGGCGGTTGTGACCTCGCCCGGAGACCAGGTTTCGCCACTGTTGACGCCCGTGAGATCGATGCCCCATACCCCCGCCTTGAACAACGCGTCTTTGATGATTAGCTCTTTGTTGAGTTGGAGGACATCGGACACTAACCTCGCGGTGGCCACTTCGATGTTGTAGACTTCATCGGCAACGAACGGTATATCGTCAGTCAGATTTGCTTGGAATCCATATCTCTGGCAGGCAAATGTGATCGGCGTATCAACCTTAATAGATCCAGTGGCTGGTAGTGTTCCGGGTCGCCAGGTGGCCGCACGGGGAGTGAACTTGTTCTCTTTGTTCATCCTCCCGATCAGACCTGCAATCGTCTTCATGGATGCCAGCGGAACCCATCTATCAGCCACGAACGCCGTCTGATCCTGCTGGTAGTCCAGGATCATGTCAGACTGAAGCTCTGCGACCATCAGGCGAGAGTAATCCTCGGACTTCTCCACGCGCTGGACCTGGGAAGCAAGAAGCTCCTTATAAGAATTATTTGTCATTTCTGTATCCTCCTTAGGTTATTGCGTAATAGAATGGTCCAATCAGCCGCACGGTCGCGTTTAGTCCTTCTGCAGCAGCAACTTCGCACTGCCCCACAATCACATCTGCTGCAGTCGGGGTTGCTTTTACCCCCACACCGCCTGATGCGAGTTTTACCCAGTCGCCTACCGCCAGGCCGCCTGATCCGGTCTTGACGAGCGGTTTTCCTCTGGTCTGCACAATTGCAGTCAAAGAAAACTTGGTGGATGTGGCGGTCTCAACAGGGGCGTTGACTAGCACGCCTACCGGGAGACCTGACGACCATGCCTGTACAGTACGAGCGCGAGAAGTGTCAAGCTGTACGAAGGTATATTGCAGAGCCGACATATCGCCGTCTACGTCATACGGGCTCCGGTCGCCTGGTACAAATTCTTCGAACGGTACTGAAACGTCCATATTACTGCCCCCCACCAATGAAAGCGGCATGCACGTTCTGTTTATGCTCATTCATGACGGCTTTAGCCAGCATAGGATTCTCCTCGGCTGCCTTTGTGACGGCCCGCGCCCTGAGTACCTTGGCGCTCTTGTGGCCGGTGTCACTTTTTTGAATTTCATTCAGCTTGTTCTGCACAATAGCCTCGAACTGGGCCGTTGAGCTGCCCGGGGCAGGCCTGGAGGAGCCTATGGACTTGTAGAGTATCAGGCCGGCCTCTTTCTTCATGGCATTGGTCTGCTTGACAGTCTTCAGGATAAAGTTCCTGGGCTCTTCAGGAAGCCCCTCGAGGGACATGAGGAACGCAGCTCCTTCTTCAGGCGTCCCCAGCTCGTCGAGATAGGACTTGGCCAGATCCACGTAATCCTTCTTCCTCAGGACGTCAGTCTGCTTCTGCAGGTCCTTCCTGAGCTTTACATTCGCTTCCTGTAACGGTGCGATGGCCTTCTGGACTATGTCCATGATATCGGCCTTGCTGACCAGTGCCTCGCCGGCCCCAGTCCTGGTAGCCCCTGCGGGCTTGATCTTCATAGTCTTTCCACCTTTAGGCATTGATTTGAAAATCAGAAATCGTTTCCCGTTGGCCGCTTTACCGACCAGCGAGACTTCGTCTAATTCAAGATTTGATAGATCGGTTGGCATAGGATAACCTCATCGAGATGTGATGCAATATACAAAATCGAGTTCAGGTGCGGTGTTAGTTGGTTTGAAACTAAACTTTGCTAGAAATAGCGCCTTCGACCAATCGAAGGGCAGCTTTGTTTTTCTTCTCGTCTTCAGGCCATGCGGGCTTTTGCAGTGCTGTTTGCATACTTCGCAGTTTGCCCAATGGCAGCTCTTTTAGATCCTTGAGCTTCATTGAACGGGCCTGAGCAACTAACGATACTTTCTTTGGTTTGGCGTCTTTGGGCTTCTTCTCCTGTCGGCCCACCGGGCCCGATCCACCTCCGCCCCCGCCTTCGCTCGAGAACTTACCATCAGAGCCGTGATCGTGGCCAGAGTCATCCTTCAGTTTCCGAAAGGGATCCTGTCTCCTTTACCTGCAATTGATAGCCCGGTTATGTCACCTTTCTTCACAGCCTGCCAGATCTCCGGGTCGTGAATTTTTACTGCCATGACCCAGCTCCCTTTCCGGACCTTCTGGCCGCCACATACGAAATCTGTCGGTGCGATATAGGACTCGATGATGTCCGCTTTGGCTTGGCCCTCGTGCTCCTTGCCGATCCTCTGGCTCTCCATCATGAACTTATGGCAGGCCTTGCGGATCTCGGATTCGCTCAGGCGATCTCCTTGCAGGTCGATTGTATCGGGCTCAGAGACCACTCCGTAGACTATCTGCTGATCCCCCTTTATGATCGACACCTTGTAAGACTTAAGGGTACACTTTTCGGTTTCTTCGCCCTCGTCCTCGTCCTCTTCAGATTCGGCTTTTGGCTTGCCCTCGACCTCTTCAGCCTTCTCGGCCTCTTCTTCACCAGGGGACTCGTGCTGCTCTAGGATGGCACGGATTTCGTCTATGAGGTCTTCTTTGGATCCCGGGCTCTCAGGAGACTCGTCTTCTCCCGGCTCATCATCCGGAATTTCGCCTATTTCTGTGGGGCCGTCCGCATCGGCTTCTACTTCCCCTGGCTCGCCTTCGCCTTCGCCTTCATCAGAAGGCTCATCCTGGCCCTCACCGTCCTCTGAGCCGCCGCCGTTCTCCTGTATGTACTGCTCGAAGGCGGCCTGGTGTTTCTGCTCATCCTCCAGGACGGCTTCCAGGATCTCCTTGAGCTTGGGATCCTGTACGGACTCGAGGACCTGGGTCAGAGACTCCACGCCACCCTTTTCGTCCTGGAGCAATGCCAGGATAGCATCGGAGTCGGAGCCTTCCTTTTCCAGCTCCTCGTCCTCTTCTTTCATTTCCTTTTCATCATCTTCCATATCATCACCAACTAATCGAGGAACATGGATATCTCCATAATCCAGAGATTTACGTAAATGCGAAAAATCAGGATAGGGCAATCGATCTAGGACGGAGGGGGCCATGACGGTCTTATCCTCTGTATCCCCCTCATCATCGTCCATGTCCGGGCTATCGCCAGGGATAACGGGATCATACATGATGCCATGGTCCCCCGGGAATGGCTTTGTGTGGATGAATTGGCCCGAGAAGATCTTATGAGGTATTTTGTCGGGAAAAGTTTCACAGGTGGCACTGAATCCATAATGCTTGCACCCGATACACTGGCCAGAGGTACTCATACTTTAATCGACCCCACTGTGTTCTTAAAAGCTTCCATTAGTTTTGGATGGACCTTCATGCCGCAGGTGACGGCGGCGCCAAGCTCGGCGAAAAACTCCCTCTTGTTCTCTGTGGCGTATTCCGTGAGGGGTATGCTCCAGCCGGAGACCTTGTCCATCTCTTCAGTCCACTTTGCACCTATGTTATGGTGGGCGTAGACCGCGTGCCAGCACTCGTGCACCTGAGTCGCATAAAGGGGATCGTCAACCGCGTCGGCCACGATCCAGTGATCCACTGCCTTCAGGTGCTCTAACTTCTTTTCGTTCCGATGGAGCTCCCTCTCCACAGCACCTTCTTGGCCGGGTCGATCCTTAAAGCCCTCGCCGGACTTCAGAGATCCAATATACTTCTCCGTGCGGAGAATTTCGTATGCCTGGTTAGCCCTCATCCGGCCTATATCGCGTTTTTTATAGCTCTCCGGATCCTTGACGTAGGACTTGCGGACCTGAACGTAAAGCACTTTATTGCCAGAATAAGCGCACCGACCATAATTGGCGCCACTCTTAGAGCAGAATCCAAACTGGGCGACCGGGACCCCGTACTTTCCCAGAACGTGGTCCGTGGCCTTGAGCAGCGAGTTCATTCGGTCGACATGTACTCCCCCATAATCGACTTTGCCACCCTCATATAGGTATTGTGATAGCCTGGCGTGGGCCTCAGCATGTGATTTGGCAGGCTTGAACTCAGGCAGTGCGGCCGGGTCCTCTGGCTTGTATGTGGTGAGCTTGGGGGAGACCGATAGCGGCTTAGGTGCGGCAGGTGGCTGCCTTGGCTTGCCATCCGGCCCCAGCTCGTAGATGGTCTTTTCTCGGCTGTTGGAGCCTGGCTCGACTGAGATCCTGCCCAGCGCCTCGAGTGCCTGTATCGATTCCCGGAATAGCTGGTTCGCAAACATTGTGTCCGGGAAGCTAACGGGCCCATCCCGGGCCACCCTGGCCACGGCGACTGCCACATCATCGGTCGTCGTCTCTAGGGTGAAGCGTTGCCCCATCCACATCCTTCCGCCTCCATGGACGTTGGCGACGGAAATCCAGACCTTGTCCGAAATCTTGTATGCAGTATATGCGCCGTTGGTCTCCGCACTGACCTCGCCACCGGCCGGCTTCTTTAGCAAAAAATTTGTTACTTTCTTCGTTTTATTGGCAAAAATATCACGCATGCGATCTCATGGTATCAATGATTCAGGTTTCGGCTCAGGTTTCGGCTCGTGCTCAGGTGCAGGCTTAGGTTCTGGTTTGGGTTCCGGCTTTGGTTCAGGTTTCTTGGGCTCCGGTTTGGGTTCAGGTTTGGGTTCAGGCTTCTTAGGTGCCGGACCCTTTCCGGTCCCTTCCAGCTCTGCATGATACCACTCAGCGGCCGTTTTGGCTGGTAGAATGTCTCCGCGCTCGACATAATACTGCATTTGTTTTGCAGCAACGTACTCAGCCAGCGAGGTTCCTTTTGCGCCCCGTCTAAGGTATTCTTTATAATTTTTTTCGCTGACATCCGTGTCAGCCATTTCAGCGTTTGTAGGGACTCTAGCTTCAGGCTTTGGCTCAGGCTTTGGCTCAGGCTTTAGCTCAGGTTTCGGCCCAGTCCTCTGTATAAGCGCGTGCGGCACCCATCGGATAACCTCTTTTCCCGATTGATCCCGATAGGACACTTTGGCGTTCGCTTGGAATATCGTCTGGATCCGGGCCTTCGTGCCCTTTGGGATATCTCCAGTTGATGTGTGGAATTCAACCTCGTCGCCGATTCTTAGCTCAGGGGTTTTCTCGGGCTTCGCTGGCTGCTTAAACCACGGGTTGTCGTCCAGGGCGCTGCCACCCGTCAAAACGGTCTGTATGGCCCCTGTGGTGCCCCGGGCAACCTCCGCCCGACTCTCAAGCTTCCTCTTGGTCTTGCTCGGCCTCTTTTGCTTCGGTGCTGCAGCGCCACCTGACCCCGACCCGAACTGCCCGTTATCAGCTCTGGGGTGCTTGGACTCCGCCCAGTCGGCGTCCTTCCTGATAGGAGATGTATGAAGCCAGGGCAGCCGGTCCAGGGCGGAAGGGGCCATGACCTTGAGAACAACATTTTTCTGAAATTGCAGAACCTTGGGATTCTTCACTGCAATTTCCCCACCGGTGTGATGGATCACATCGTATCCATTGCGGGTCCCATAGGCATCTACAGCCTGTGCCCATGCAATGGGGCTGTCAGTTATATGCTTGATCTCATCCAGGAACACGTCTTCTTTGCCTCGGCTCCTGGCTCGATCAATAAACCGATCATAATAGTCTCTTTGGACCTCATGGACCAGCTCGGGAGAGTCCTCGGGCTTTAGGGATGATATGAGGACTTTGGCATCAGGAGCTACTTTGTACTCTGAAAGTTTTGCTCCATATGTCCTGGCAGCCGTCGGATGCCTGGTCACATAAAATCCAGTCCCGTAATATCCAGAATCACGGGATTGCAGCTTAGATGGATTGATCTCCCTGATCTTCCTCTTCTTATCGCCGTGATAGACGGCCGGCAGATCAGCTCCTGTGGCGTCGTATGGCCTCTCGGGATCAGGGCCCCGGGGCTCTGGTTCGTCGTATGTGGTGTCTGGCTTCTTCTCTTTGGGCTTCTTTTGTTTGCCCTTCCCGCCTGCACTGCCTGATCCTGATGAGAACAGGCCTTTATCGTTGTGCTCATGGCCGGACGAGTCTTTGACCTTGACAACAGCCGGCTTTTCTCCATCTGCACCATGGAACAGGTCCGCCGGCTCAGAGGGTTTTGGGTCTCGTGTCTCGATCTGATGCAGGATTCTTTTATACGTCCGGTCGTAGTCCAGCCAGTCTAGGCCCTTGGATTCACAGTAATGCCGCTCGAAAGATGTCGCTCTTTCATGTGCTGCCGGGTACTTCATGCCCCGGGCCATGCACTGTTCCTCGGACTCCTCGTGAACCCTGAGAGCACGGTGCATCCACATAGGGACCAAGGGGTCGACGTACATCGTCCGTCCATCCTGGCTCCGGCCGGCTATGCCATCAGCCAGAGGCGCAACCTTGATGGAAAGTTTTGAGGGCAATACAGTCACTCCAAAAAGATGATAGAAATTTCCTCAAAAAAACAAGATTAGCAGTACCTTTCAGCGGCCGACCCGAGCTCCAGGAGCTCCTGCCAGTCATCCTCCAGCTCTTTTCCGCTCTGAAGAGTAGCCAGGCGAGCCAGATAAGCTTCGTATTCTTCGTCAGTCATTAAGTTGAACCTTCGTAGTTAATTGGAACCAAAAAATGAATGCAATGAGGATGCAGGAGCCCCTGTTGTATTGCAGTATCAAGTGCCGGATACTCGTTTGATCTGCCTGATATCGAAACTATCTTCCCGGCCCAGTCCCTGCAGGTCCTGCAACTATTTGTCCGGACCTCTCGGGAGATCATGGCCAGGTCATCCCCTCGGCCGTACATGGCATTCTGGACGCCCTGGTTGAAGACATTCCGGGCGGCCGTCAGAGCCACCATGCTGATGTAATCTGCCAGCCCCAGCTCTTTGCCATCAATCGTCTTGTGGCCCACTACCCGGCCCTTGAGACCTGCATAGTCGACCTTCTTTTTCCGTGATAGAGCTGCCTGGACCCGCCGCTTCTCGGATTCGGCGATCACTTCCTCGACATGCTGGCCGATGGTTTGATCGACTTCCTTGAAGCGGTTATATTCCTGGGCTGCCAGGGCCTGGGCGGCCTTTGCATGTGGCCCCTGCAGCGTACCGACTCTGGAGCCTGCCAAGTACATGCCCGGGATGGCCACTCCGAGCCAGGACGCGGCTTGCATCAGCAGATTGCGCCGGATTCGGTTGGTCTCGGCCCTCATCTTGTCAGGATTGTCCAGGTTATTGTCGATATTCGCCTGGATCTGCTTCTCGCCCTTCTTATAGAGCAGAGCGATGAGCGCAGCCGTCTCCTTGATCCTTTTCCGGGGGTCCTTCTCCTTGTCAGTCCGCTTGACAGCCTTCTGGATCTCTGCTTCAGGCAGGATCCTGATCAGCTCTTCCTCCGGCCGGCCGGCAGCACGCCAGATTTTACTTCGCAAGGATGGCAGATCGTAGCCCAGTGATGCCGCCTTGCGCCAAAATGATGGAGTGAGCAGGTCGTATCGGGCCTGGGCGGTGAAATCGGCATCAGTCAGATAGCCCGTCTCTCGGATGAGCTGGAGGAGTTCATGGTTCATGCTGAGCCCATTATCGCATCCAATGCGCTCTTTCCATCCAGCAGGCTCTCGATGGGGCTGTCGCCGTGCTCCTGCAGGTCGTCGTTGACATCATCCTCGATGTAGTCCGGTAGGCCCAGGTTCTTGATGAGCGCGTCCCGGATGCCTCCCTGCTTTGATAGATCCCAGCCGGCTTTCTCAAATAGGCTTAACAGGGCCACGACGTCCTGGGTGCTCAACGGCACCAGTGGGTCGTAGATGATCTTCGGCTTGGGCTGGCCAGGCTTGAACTCGAATTGTGGATTGAGCCTGAAGAGCTGCTTGACTGCCTGGCTGTTGATCGACTCCATGAAGGATGTGGCTGTAGCGGCCACTGCCAGCGTGAAGTTGTCGGTCTTATCTCGTGATAGAGCCAGGGATCCGGTTCCGCCCATGCCCAGGGCCTGGAATTCGGTCATAGTGGCGATCAGGATGGCCTTTGCTTCAGCTTCTATCGATTCTGTGATGTGGCCTATGATATCAGCATTCTGTGAGGGCTGAAGGAATCCCACTTTGATCAGGGGGTTGCCATTGGCGTCCCACATCTGGGGGGTGATCGCCCATTTCTGCTCCTGCAGGCTGATGTGCGTAAGTGTCTCGACGAGACCATTATATGAGGCCAGAGCCTCCTGGGCGGCCGGATCCGAAGGGTTCGCACCGTAGAGGACGGGTGCGTTTGAGATGTTTGCAGGCACCTCTGCCCAGGGTATGCCTGCGCCGCCCCGCTCGGCGGTGACGTTCCTCAGATCCTCCATTACAGTCTTGGTCCTCCAGGACCTCCAGACCGGCCGGAGGATGGACCTGCCCTCAGGGCTGTCCTTGCCGGGCTCGGATCGGAGGTTCAGGATCTTCTGAATTGGGATAAACGTGGTATGATAGTCAGGCGCGGCGATCTGGGTCAGGCCGATCAGGCGAGTGACGTCTTCCGGGGCATAGTCCCAATGGAAGACGGTATCCGGGCTCCTGAATGAGAAGTTCGACCAGCCCACGTCTCCGTCGTCATATTCGGATGTGTAGCGTTCATCCTCCTGCTCGCCGTTCCGCTGCTTAAAGATCTTCTCGAAGGGCGCAAACCCGTACTGCAGGGTTGGCTTGGCGGCCGTGGCTATGAAGGTCTGCCAGGAGTGCTGCATATCGTTCATGCAGCTCTCCAGGAACTCTGCAGAGCCGTTCTCCTCGTTCTCGTCGACTACCGGGTCGACGTGCCAGGATGTACGGCGGATGAATAGGGAGTAGGCATTCAGAGCTGATCCTACGTAGGCATCGTTAGAGCCCATCTGCTCGTAGACGAGCCACAGCCTGCGACCCTGGAGCTCTGGAAGAAAGTCTCGCCGGATCCAGCCCGGTAGGAAGTAGGTGAGGCCGCTCCGGCCGTATTCCTGCCCCACCAGGGCCCGAGGGTTCTGGTTGAACTTGGGATATTTGCCACCCAAAATCTCGGATCCCTGAGCAGAGCTGGGCATGCGATTCTTTTTAGACATAACTCACTTCCAGAAAACGATAACCTCAGACTATGATAGAAATTGGCAGGACTTACTTCTTAGATGCGCCTTTCTGGCGATTGGTGGCCTGGCTTACGGCCCGGAGGTTCCGGTTGCTGTTGGATCCACCCTGGGATATGGGCGTCTTGTGGTCGACCTCCCGGGGGTCTCCGACTTTCAGGCCCATCTTGTCCCTGGCGGCATTCCGCTGGGCTCGTTCTTTGATCTGTTCAGGCTTACCGTGAAAATCACGATATTCTTGTTTGTAATCTCTTGCTTTTTCAGGCATGATTATGACTCCTGGTGAGGCACTCTCAGCTTGAATTCGCTGTCGAGGTGCATCATTCGCTTGCACAAACCGCACTTGATATCAAAATCTGAGTCGGGTGGTGGGGGGCAGGGAAACGGCGGCAGAAAGCTCACCTGCAGGCAGTATGGACAAAATAGAGCGATTGATCTGGAAAAATCTGGATGCATCTTTCACTTCCATGCAGGCTTTTGGACTCCACCCGAGAAGACCAGCTTGGTCTCCAGGGGAATCATGCCTAAAGCCTGCCAGGCATAAGCCAGGCTGTCTACAAAATCGTCGTGTGCTCCTATCGGGAACGAGAGGAGTTCAGATTCAAACTCTGGAGGCAGCCCTCGGACATGATAGATCTGACCCAGCTCATAGCGTGCCTCCATGGGCGCAAACCGGCTGACCTTATCCTAGATTGGCCTGACACCCCGGACATTCAGAGACGTCTGAGCTGCGAGCTGCTGGATAAGTGCCTTCTGATATTGTACGTCCTCTATGGCCACTATAGCCGGCTTCCACTTAGCAGCAAGTTGCTTGATGAACGTGATCTGCTGTGAGAATGAGCCCCGGATCCGTTGGACATCCAGGACGTGCAGGTTTCCTGCAGGATCCCGGCCCAGGACGGATCCGGCCGTGAAGTCCGCCGTCTCCTTTTCGGATATGGCCAGGTCAACGCCCAGGGCGATCTTCATGCCTGCCGGCGCGTGGTCCTCATACTTCAGCCAGGCCCTTTGAATCCTGGTGGCTCCGGCCGCTATGAACTTGCATTCATACTCCTGGGCGACGTATGCATTGCCGCCTTCCAGACGCTCTTCCTCAATGAAGGCCGGGTCGATCCTGGGACACTTCTGCCAGGGGACCTCGATCTTTTGCCAGTTTTGGCTTTTAGCCCAGGCCTCATAGAAGAAGCCCTGCTCGCCCCGGGGCGTGGACAGAAGGATCAGCCGGCCTTTGGATACGGCCAGCATCGGCCGGACGGCGCTATATAGGACATCAGGGATTTGGGCCGCCTCGTCGAGAATCAGGAGAGTGACGGCGCTTATGCCTCGGATGGTCTTCTCACTGCCAGGCAATGCGACGATTCGAGACCTGTTGGCAAAGCGGACAGAGAGCTTCGTGTCGCTGTCGATCATTGCCTCCGTGTGCAGCAGCCCGAGGAACTCCGAGACCTTCCCCATGGTCTCGGATGACTGCCTGAGGGATGGTGAATCGATGAGTATGACGCTTTTAGGTTTGTAGATAGCCTCCCACAGGGCCAGCACGGCCGTGGTGGTTGACTTGCCTGACTGTCTGGAGCAGTTCAGGATAATCCTTTGAGCCCGGGATCGTAGGAACCTAGCCTGCCAGGCGTCGGGCTTAAAGTGTAGGTAATGAAGAGCGAATAGGACCGGATCATTCTGTGCCCGGAGCTGGATTATCTCCTCTGCTTTCTGGATAGCTTCCAGCCTTGTCAAGTGTAGCGAGGAGCTCTTTGAGTCGGGCATCTAATTCAGCTTCTGATAGAGATTCTATGGCGGTGGCCTTCCGGCTCTCGGGGTCGTCCCCGGACATCTCCAGCTCGAGCTTCATGGCCTTGGTGGCCATCTCGGCTGCAGCGGAATGCCAGACTATGATCTGGCCAGGGGTGACCCGGCGCTCGCCTTCGGAGGTCTTGTATGTGTCGCCTTCCTCTCGATCCAGGTGCTGAGACGCTCGCCACTTGATCTTCTCAATCAGGTCCAGGGACTTGATGATCTCAACTTTGGCGGCTTCCCTGCGCTCGTCGTGGTGCCGTGCACGGTCCTCTTTGGACTCCTTGACCAGATCCTTGAGGTCCCAGACGGCCGTCTTGTAGCGGTTGATGGTTGAGTAGAGCCCGGGCTGGCCGATCTCCTTGGCTATTTCCCGCGCACTTTTCTTGTCTCCGAAGCCCTTTTCGATAATATCGATATACGGGGCCAGTTTTTCAAATGCCATAGATACCTGATGCAAATTGATGCAATGATGCAAATTGATGCAATGATGCAAATTGATGCAATGATGCAAATTGATGCAATGATGCAAATTGATGCAATGAAGTGATGCAATGAAAATGATAGGCCGACCAGGCAGGTATATCAAAGGCAGGAGGGAATGAAGGAAGAAAGACAGATGGCCCGGCCGGCCGTCATGCCACTGTTGGGTGACAATGATGGAGGATGTGGCCCGGCTGCAGAGGGCCGGGCCTGGATTGGTTTGTTTGTTAATTGCTGTTCGAGTTAGAAATTGCCTAAAATATGGAAATATAAGTCATCCCCGTCGTTAATGAAAACTTGAGAGGACGGCCTGTCCAGGGCCGTCCATGGAGTTTTGTCCTTGGTTGATTGACTAGAGCGACTATATTCGATATTAGTCCTCGTCGATTTGTCCCTCCCACATGGGAGTATGACCATGATAGGCCCGGGACGCTCGCTTCTTCGTCCGGGCCATTCATGAAGTTGATATGTCTTATCCTATACTTAATCACGCCTCGGCCGTAGCTTCGTAGGCTGTGACAATAACTTATGCAGGTTCGGCAGTGGCTTGTGATTCATGCCGGTGTCCTTTGGTGGCCTGCAGGGTCCGCAGTCCAGTAGGTCTCGCTTGGATGGCTTCAGCTCTTGTCGGATCTCCTCGCCCTTTGCCATTCTTCAGCTCCCGGTAGCGTGCCACTACGCGATCCCGTGCCATCCGTGCCTGCAGCTCTTCCTGGCGCTGCGTTTCGGCCACCCGGGCCGCATTGCAGCCTTTCGATCCGGCCCAGAAAAGTTTTGTTCGTGAGAAGTTTGACATGTTATTCGTAAATCATGAAGCAGTTATCGCAATACAGTACCCCTCGGTGATCCATCAGCAGCTCGCCGCCACATGGGCAGGCATCGAGCCACAGGACCTCCCCTTTTTGCGTGACTATTGCGATTTCTGGGTGTTCATTTGCTGGAGTGTATTCTTCTTTGGCCAGTCGGCCTTGCTCTCGAATAATCGCTGGTGGTTGCCAACCCCAAGATGAGCGAGTGAACCGACGGCCATTGACCATTAGGCGGCCTTTTTCATCAGACCCGACCATGCTCTTGATATTCAAAGAGGCCTTCAGGACGCCGCCAGTCCATATACGCCAGAAGGCCTTATCTCTCTGTAAGGCCTTTAGCTCGGAATCTGAGAGAATATCTCTTTCCTCATCTAAGATGCGAGGAGAAAAGATAATATTATTAAATTTCAGACAGTTCATATCTTGCAATAAACTTCCTGACACGATCTCCCTCCATTGATCACCAAGCGAGTCTCGACTTTCTTCTCCTTCTTGAGCCTTTCAACTGCTTTCTGGATCTTTCCAATAGTCCAGGGCCACTTGCCCATCTCCAGTCTCGCCTGCTTTTCTAGCTGATAGAGATTCATACCTGGATTGGCTCGGACGAGTGTGAGGACCTGGATGTCGGTGAAATTCATACGATCCTCTTGTTGATCCGGGCCAGGTTGAGCAGTGCCTCTTTCTCGGTTTTGGCCCAGGCGAAGAACTCTTGGAATTCCGGTGTACCTATTTGGAGCCCTTCGGTCTCCATTGGTGGCCATGTAAGCGAGACTGTGGCCGGAAGCTGCAGCTCTCCGTTGATAATATCGATATGGATCTTCCAGGGCTTCAGGCCGGCTATGATCTCCTTGGCCCACTTGTCGGTATCCCGGCTGACTAACTCTGCCCCTGGATCGAAGCTCTGAACGATCTTCAGGATACGTTCTGCCAGGGCCAGGTCAGTATAGGGCCCCCAAAATTCTTCTTGCTGGCTGTCTGCAATACAGATCATTTGCATAAGTTAGCCCTCCTAAAACCGTCAAATTTGACGGTTGACAGTTTTGCCAAAATCTCCCACGAAACCGAAAAAGTTCCATTCATTTATATACATCTCTCCTTATTCTTTCTCTTTCTAATACTATACTTGCTATTTTTCTTGCAATTCTATTCGTGGAGTCGTACCTTAAATTATGACGTCTAACGATTCAATCCTATAACCGTCAACCGTCAAATTTGACGGTTTAACCGTCTAAATATTCCCTCAATCTTATCAGCTCCTTTTGACTATGGCTTTGAGAATGAACTATGATGAATCTCTGGTCCAGGGCGAGGTCTGGCTTTAGTTGATGAAGTCTTTGTTTGCTTATTTTCAAGATCTTTGCTGCAGACCTGAAAGGGACTTGCTTGAGACCAACCGATTTCATATGATCGTACAAACCGTCTATATGCGATTTGACGGTTTTACCGTTCACTGTTCTTGGTGCGGTTTCCAAAATTGATAGTTTGGACCGGATCTCCTTGATATTCCGGCGATCTTCGGCTATGAGTCCCGGAAAGTCGTCTCTGATCTGCTCAATGTCTTCCTGTACATCCTTCAGAGCATTGCTTAGTTCCTCGATCTGTGCAGCCTGCTTGACCGCCTGCTTCTTCAGATCCTCGTTTCCCTTTCGTATGTCGCTGAGAAGCAAGATCAATGCCTGCTTCTCCTGTGGATTCATGGCCCCTGACTTCGCTTCCCTGAGTTCCTCTAGCTCGGCATCCTTAGATCGAATCTTGGCGGCAAACTCCTCTCGCTCATCAGGAGATGGGCCAAGGGTTGAAGCGAGCTGGAAGGCAGGCAGGGCAGCAGACATCAGGGAACGGCCTCAAATCCGAATCTGGGTTTTTCCAGGAGCTTCAGAGGAAATACCCGGCCTGATGTAATGCACTTAAACCAGGACTTGCCAGTCTCGGATTCATTGCCGAGGAAAGCCGTCTCGCCACCACATGAAGGGCAGGCTTGGGTCATTCTGATCCGCCCTCAACTCCGATAGAAGCCAGGACATGTTGCAAGTAGATCATATCTGAGATTCCAACCGTCGGATGCGTGGCCACAGAGCTACGAACGAAGGCCATCGCAAAGGCGCGCTTCATGATCTCGCCTTCCCGACTGTCCAATGGCCATCTATGCAGGCTGCAGCAACTATCTGCCCGATGAATTGCCTTAGTTGCTCACCGAGTTCGGCAGGAACGTTGATGTCTGCACCCCCAACACTCAGGCAGCAATAATCATCATCTACAGGATATGCGTTCTGCAATACTCCGCGCAAGAGTCTATGGCGAGGCTTTCGTGGTGTTGTGGCCGAGAGAATATTTATAGAAGTACAAACAGAGCCGCTCATTGAGAGCTCACCTCACTGGAGGCGGGCTTTTGTGCCCATCCCACAATCGTTTCTTTTCCGAGTGATGTTATGCGAGCAATCACTTGGCCGCGATAGGCTTTGCGATCTAAAATTACAAATCCACGAGAATCGAGCGAATCAAGCCGATTGCGTAGGGTTTTTGCAGTTCTGCAGTCAAGATTCTCGATGATCTTGTCTACTCGTTCTCCTGAGAACTCTTCAACACGTTTCAGCAGCTGGAGATCTATTTTATCTAACGTTTCTTCTATCATTGTGCCCTTCCCAGAAGGCACAGGGCTTATGGGCGAGAATCGCGTGAGTAACGAAACTCACGTGAATTACGTAAAGCTAATAAGCTCACGTAACGTACACATTCTCGCCTGGGTTGATCCTCGCGACCTTGCAAAGTAGTGAGGGGTTGGCCCTGGCATTCTTCTTAGCTTCGGCTTAGTCATTTGAGTTAACTTTATCATATATCTTTCAAGTCATTCTTAGTGCCTTCCCGTGTGCAGAGCGAAAGTGTTTATCCGCGTTCTTTCTGCAGCTCAGCGATATGGAACTGCAGATACTTGATTTTTGCTTTATTTCTGCGTTTCTTAGCCGCCACGAGCTCCTTTTTTGGAACGAAATTACTGCATCAGATAGACTTCCGGTCTCTGCATCCTTCCTCCCACACTTCCCACATCTTCGCGTTTTGTGCGACCGTCTTTGCGCATTTCGGGCCATATGGCACCGTCTTAGGATGCTTGAAGCCTCGCCTACACTTCTGGCAATGCGAATATGTCCGGGTTTCCTGATCCTGAACTAGTTCACCTTCGAGCATGCGTCCTCCTTGACCCTTGTCTCATGCTTGCATTTCTCGCAGAAATAAACCCGGATCTTCTGTCCTTCGAACTCATCGTCATTTGTGTAGGCGGCCGGACCCTTACATTTCTTACAGATCGCAGCCGGCTCTTGAGCCCGGTCTGTGCGCTCATCTCCCTCAGGGTCCTCCCCTGTGCTGACATTCAGCGCTAGGAGCCAAGCATACTTTTTGGCTTGTGTCTGTGCCTTTGAAAGGGACTTATCGCCGCCGTCATACCCTTGCCCGATGCCTTCGGATTCGATTGATGCACCGGTGGCCGTGTCTATGATGGTGATTCTCGCCCGGACCGTAACGAGTTCCCAGATAGCTCCTGCGCCGGTTGTCCTGGGCTGCCTGTCCAAAATCTCCAATCTGCAGACGGTCGCCAGGCCTGCTTCGCAGAGGGCCGGGTTGACCCTTTCTAAGATAGCGTCGCTTGACGCATATTTATAGCCCTGCTTGGCGTTCTGTTTGTCCTTCGGCACCACGGCACAGGCTTTCATGACCTTCAGGAGCTTTGCTGCCAGGCCAGCCAGATCCTTTGGGGCCGGCTCCGCGTGGCATTGACAGGGGTGGATAAGGAGCTCCTGACGATATGCAGCCTCCCGGATCTGCTCAGGGAGATAAGGCATTTGGATCTGCTTTTCGGAAAGAAGTTGAGCGGCCATCTTCAGTCCACCTCATTGCCGATCTCATAGACGCACTCATCGTCTATCATCCTGCAGGCCCGGGCATACACGCAGCATTTGCAGGCTGGCGAGAAGCCGTATTGATGATGCATCAT